GGCAGAGATCAAATCTGGCGATTTGGTAACCCAATTGCACATCTCTAGGCTTGAGGCTGTCGCAAGAGGAGCACGGTAAATACCGTGAATCTTCTTGAAGCCTCTCTTGAGAAAATTGACTTCCTCTATTGGTCGAGCGTGTGTTTCCACACCATCCTTGGCTGCGGGAGTAAAAATCATCCCGATCTCTGCAAGGGCTCTACCAATATTGGCGGAAGTGAATTCAGGAAAGGAGTCTGACACGGAAAAGACCACGTCATCACCATGTGTGAGAGTTCGTACGTGTTGTAAAAACTCCCCAGGAGAGGAGAGAGGATAAATCCTCCGCCAGGCATAGAAAAACGCAACCAAATTAACGCCGCTGTTGATAGCTGTGGTGCCAATCATACCAGAAGGTAAACTACCCTCCGAACGGTACACGACACCCCTAGAGCTATGAAATGCATGAATGCAAAATTCAGCTAAGCGCTCACGGATCACGTCTTCCTCACCAGTTCCACCATTGAGGAGGTACCAGTTGCGGATGGATTTGTAAACGGGAAGCAGGAAGCCAGAGGGTTGCGTCGAATCAAAAGACGAATAATCGCCGTCATCGACTTTATTAGATACCTCATGAAGCCAATCTGCCATCCGTTGCCAATCGCCACTCATAGGGTTGACGCCCGAAGTGCACGTATTTCGCACTTGGTTGACAATTAAGTGTCCAAAGAAAGCTCCGTAGTACTTGCGCAATAGCAACATAAAAGCCAACGGGGATGCTGAAAACATCCTTGTCTTGACCTTGTCGGGTCGGTTTATGTCAGCCTTTTCCATTGCCACACGCTCGTCCTTAAGAGAATCCTTAAAAATAGGCACATCCTTGATGTTACCTGTTCTAAATTGATCTTCCAAGTCTGCGATCATCCGGACCAAGTCATCGGATGGAGTGTAGTCTTCGGCTATCCAGAGTTTCTTTCCAGAGGCTCCTTTCTCTAAACATAGAGGAAGTCCTGCCGAGGTTGAACGATCGACTGGTTCTAAGCCAGGAATGTCCTTCCCAGAGATAGCCTCATCCAATGTAAGAGTTCGAGCAATAATCGGTTTACCTGCACAATAGCGAGTAAGCACCGATAGAGCTTCATTCTGAAATCTCTCATTGATAATTGGGCGCCTCTTCTGGAATCCTCGCACACCTCTCTCCATGGGATCCAAGTTCTCTGTAGAACGCAAGATGGATGGACGAGTAATAGGTGCTGAGAACATTCCATGAATGGCGGACCGTCGGTGTTTGGTGACGGTCGGCTCGAAAGGAGTTGGGATGATGGCCAAAGGCTCATCGATGTAAGGATGAGGATCCACTTCCATCTGGAAGCGCTGATCACTAATGACAACCTCTACCTCAAATTCGGATTTGCTCTCAAGATCTTGTAAGATCTCTTGAGTTACTACTACTGAGGTACCAGATCCAGTTGAATTACCCATCATGTGGAAGCCAAAAACCTTTCGGTTTCTAGTGGGATCCACAGCCAAGAAGGGAGAGCCACAATCACCAGCAATGGTGTGCATGTGGTCATACCCTATCGTGGCCCTTACAGGGGTGATGGTGCCGTCTGGGAGCTCAATGGCTCGATCATGGAGTTCTGGGTGAGGTCCGTTAATGACCAACGGTTCGCCCTCTCTTCGCGTAACGATACGACCGGCAGGTAGATACTGAAAATTCAGGTCTCCATCCACGGCAATCAAGTTTAGCACGTCTGAAAAGGGGGATAGCGTCTTAGGAAATTGGACTAAGGAAATGTCGAGCTGTGGATGTCTTACTATCTTAAGATCTTCAGCCTTGAAAATCATCTTTGATGAGCCACCGCCACTAAAATAACGGGTAACACACCAATCATGATCAGCCAACATGGCCAACGCATGAGAATTGATCCAGGCTTTACGTCCTTGATAGAAGAAGATCTTCGAGAGTTGGACTGAGGAGTTCTTTACAGTAACATCGCAGAGGTTCCGCAAAAGCTTCTTAGCTATTCCGTCTGAATTCTGATCACCAGATCCCTGATATGACTGTGCTTTACGCTCTAGTTTATCGACCATCTTATCTATGATGGGAGCGAGCAAGTCGGGGAAAGTTTTGGCGACCGAGAGAATCTCAGGATCGGCTTCAGAAACAAGGCATAGTTCTTCGATGGATGTTTGTCCAGATTCCACTAAATGTTCGAAGTAGCGCTTCACTCTTGCCTTAACTGTTATTGAGGCGTCCTCATTGTGAGATGCTAGGCATAACTGCCAGTAAAGCTCCATAGCTTTCATAAGCACTCTCAAATTGTAGGAGGAAGGATCTGCTTTGTAAGCATCCCAGAGGTCAGCTCTAATGGCTACCATTTCTTGTTTTCCGGTCTTTATGACTTCAAGGTAACAATCTATGGTGGACTCCATTCGCATGGTCTTTCCCTTAGTGGCTGCTTGTCTGCCCAAGGCTTCGCGGCTTTCAGCTCGCATCGTGGAACCTTTTTGAGACTTCTGAACACCCATTGCATTCTTGGACTCATTAAAGATCAACACTTCTGCCTCATAATAGGAGTCGTCCTTTTCCAAATAAGGAGATAGGAGGTTCCAATATAACCATGCAAAAACACCTGTAGCGCCAGTCAAAATGGCGACTTTCAAGGCGCCTGCAAAGGTTGTGTCGGCAAGAGCTCGACCAAAAGATTGGAGAGTGGAGCTTCCGTATTGAAAGACTCGCACGAACTTCTTCCAAAGCAAGGACGCTAGTGAGTCGATGTCTTCCTCCACCATTACGAAAATGGTGTCTGAGAGAAATGCCTTCGCTAATGAATGCCACTCACGGGCAGCTTCAGCACTTCCAGATGGAATAGTGACGGTGAAAGGGATGTTCAAATATGACATGAAGATGTTGGCATCTGCCTCCATTACTTCAGGATTGTTCCTAAAGCCTTCCTTCTTCCACTGACCACTAGCGAAGTGTTCGTAGGTGTCCTCAGAACCATAGAGTTCTAGTTCTTCAGTGAGATCAGCAATAGCTAAATCTACCTTAGCTTTGTTGGTGGGATCTAGGGTAAAAGGAATGGAATCCAAGCCGCACATAACGACTGTCCAGAGTTTAAAAACTCTTTCTTCTTCGGGGGCAGGTTCGGATCTCCAGAAATTGAATAAGGATTGGGGAACTTGATGACAAGGTAAGGATGGGTGACAATAGGAGTGGTCAGTACCAGCCTTTGCTTGGGATCGCTTCATGGCGGAATCCTGGATGTGGGCTGGAGCTGATACATAACCTATGAATTTTGCTACGCATTGGTGGGGAGTTCCGCTAGTTTTAACCTGAGAGGTAACTAACCTAGCAGCGAATTCCTTCCTCTTCACGAGGTACTGCGCGCGGCAAATATTCACAAACTCCTCATAGGAGATGGGATCTGCAGCTAATGAACCATCTTGGTAAAGCCAAAATCTAAATTGGCCTGCTTCCTTAGTTACCAGAGCGTGAACACCAAAGCGCCTCATTAAGGCGGGTGGGGAGACTACAGACTTGACGACTGAAGCTCCAAAATCATTGATGTTGGATGTTGCTACGACGAGCTCACTTCGGAAAAAGCCTCGGGCTTTCTCTTCTAGCTCAGCCATTGGCAAATGGAAAGCATTTGTACCTACCACATTAATCATCTCATTGACCTCAGGATTGGGACGAGAGGGTGAGTCAACCAACTGCATAAAATCGTCGTACAAGACAGCAAATTGCTGTCGGTATCCCGACCAATGTTCGATCGCGGGGTTGCGTTGGTAAATGTGGTTGGAGATGGTTTCAGTAGGTGTATTCTTCCATGGAATGTGTTCGGCCCCGACATCCTTAATAAGGTTATTCACCATAAAGGATTTTCCAATACCAGGTTGTCCTGATAGGAGGATGCATAGGGGCTCTGGACGCACTCCGGAACGAAGGAGACCACTGGCACTAACCATGGAGACCCACTTGTTGACCTTGTTGTAATAGGCCTGAATAAGGG